GCCGAGCAGCGACCTCAGTGCCACCCTCGTGACCTTCCTCTTTCCAAGCGCGATAACGACGCGCTTCTTCACGCATCCCTTCAGTCGGCATGGCAGGCATTACTCAATAACCTCCGGCGGTGGTGGTTCCACAATGTCACGATCAAGCTCCACACTACGGTCAGCCGCTGCTTGTTGCTCGCGTGACAGCTCGGTCAAGTTGTCGTAGAAGTCTCCACCAAGTTTCGCAACGATTTGCGATTTTGTCATGTACCCCGCTTGCTCCATCTCGCGGTAAGCCTTCGCTTCCTTCAATGGATCCACCCAATCCCAGCCGCGAGCCATCCACCTTGGCGTGTCATACCGCTCCGGCCTCGCGTCATAGTCATCAAACGGCAGCTCACCGGTCAGCACAGCCAAATTCAGCCACTCGCGGAACACCCGCATGTGGAAGTGCTCGATCATGTAAGCCTGCACCACCTTCCAATGCTCACGATCCTCTAGCAAGCTCAGCCTGCTGCTGCTGTAGTTCGTATCCGAAAAATCACGACTCAACGTCTCATAGCTACACCCAAAACCACTTGCAAACCTGCGCACCTTATTGCGCACAAACATCTCGAACTGCTGGTCAGGTGAGTTGATGTTTGGCACCGTGACGTTCTGTCCAGGCTCCAAATACTTGAACATCCCCGGCTCAAACTCCGAAATCCGGCGTTGCTCCTCAACGTCATCGCCCTCCAGCTCGCCTTCAGGAGATGTCACGAATCCCATGATCGATGCACCGGCACGCGCACGGATCACCGCAGCCTCCTCATAGCCCTGTAGCTGATGCGCATCTGCCATTACCGGATGGAACCACGGCACACCACGATGTTGCTGCGGGCGCTCCGGGATGAACAGGTGAATCACATCCTCGGCGGGCAAGAACACATGCTTGCCGCCTTTCTCCTGCACGTTCTGGAACCAGTAGTCACCTGGATGTCGCGTCAGGAATGCGTATCGCACCGGGCGGCCCCATTCGTTGATCTCCACACCCATCCGCCACTCGTTCTCCCTTGCAAGCGTCGGACCCTGGTACTCCTCGTCCAGCACATCGGCTTCAAGCATCTCCAACGCCAACGGCACTCGGCTGCCGCCAAACGGACGACGGATGATCCTGAACAGCGCTTCGCCGGATTCCGGCAACGCACCAACGGCCAACCATTCCATCATGTGGAGGCTATGCCGACCAGCAACATCGCAATGCTGCGCACGGCACCACATATTCCACTTCTGCTCGATCAGCCGATTGACCTGCTCATTCGGCTTCCTCGTCCGAACCTGCTGCACCTGAGACTGCAGCTTGATGCCCGAGCCAACAACGTTGATCTGCGTCGTACGCTTCGCCTGCTTGGCGTACGGATTATTCCGCACCATTTCGCGGCTGCGATCACGCAGCTTCCGCAAACTGGTCCGAATCTCGGCATCAGCACTTGCCTGCGATGACATCCAGTCATTCGTCAGGCGTGAAATCAACGCACCCGCATAAGCGCGACGCCGACTCCGACGCGGTTGATCACGCGGGATTGGCTGCAAACCGAGGCGCCTGAGCAGTCTTGTACGGAATCCCATCAGCCTCGATCGAATCGAATGTAAAGATTATGCGGATCACCAAGACCAGAAGCAATCAGCTTGGCCTTGTTCTCCTTTGCCACAATTGACTTTAGCCTTGATTCAAGCTCGATCAACTCAGACAGATCGTACCGCTTCAAGTTGCGGTTGCCAATCCTGTACTCAGAAACAGCGCCGCCACTGATCAGGCTGCGGATCGCCGCCTGCACTGCATCCAGATCCTGTTGCGCTTGCGTGCGGCCATCAAATGCACCTGGCGTCCCCGAGTAAGCCAGTGATGGCTTGACCTCAATCTGGCCACGGCTGTACTCAAGAGTCGCGCCATCGCTCACAGCCGTCGCAACAGCTTGGAAGTACCAGCTCGGGCTGGGATCCATGCCGGTGGTCACTGCAGCCGCCAATGTGGTCTTCCAGCCGCTGTTATACGCAACCGCATTTGCAGTCACGCCCTCACCAGCAGTATTCAGCCTGAGGTAATACGTCAGCGTGTGCGTTGTGCTCGTTACAGCAGCACCAAAAACATCAACAGTCTCGGCATCAGTCCACACCGCATCCACGCCACTCGTTATGGAGGGTGGGATTGACATCGAGCAAAATTATCGTCTGTTACGCCGAAGTCTAGCTCCTACCACTGTTTCACGAAACTCCTTCCACTACGTGCCGGAGCAGCCGACACCCGAGCCGCCTTCCGCTCCTCCGGCGCTTTTTCCACCTGATCCCACAAAGTCCTGCGATCCTTGATCTGATACACACGGTTCAATGCCGCATACGCATACACCAATTCGTCCAACGCTTCGTTTCTGGCGCTGCTTTTCTTCACCCACACCCGCTCCGGGAATCCGTTGCGGAATCGCATGATCTGCTTCTCCGCCGTCAGCTCTTGGAAGTAATCCGCGCCGACCGTCGGATAGAAATGCAGATACCCAGCACCAGGATCGTTGTGCTTTAACCGTCCAAACAACAGTGACTTCACGGTGTCTGAACCAACTGGAAACACCTGAGCACCTTTCTTCAGCGTCTTGCCCTTCGCATTTAGGTCCACCTTGCTTGCCTTACCAATCGGTGGCTTGTTCTTCTGCGCCATGCCCTTGATCGCAATCACGCCCATGTTCTGGCGCTCTCTCGCGTACTGGTACACCTCCATCGTGTGGTGACCGCCGGAGTCAATTGCAGTCACCATCGGCGTCAGCTTCCGATCGCCATCGCCTTCATATGGCGCCTGCAGGATCTCATCCAACTGCTTCCACACATCCGGCCTGCTCGGGTCGCCATAAATCTTCACCCGATCAATCAGCCAACCTTCCTCTTCGCGGCCCCAGCCCCACACACTCAGACTCAGCCGATCGTCCTGCACGTCGCAACCGATTGTGAGCAGCAGCGCTTCACTCGGCACTTGGCGTTGCTGGTACTCCTCAGATGCGGCACGCTCGCTGAGAGCATCCGCGCCGACCTTCGACGCATATTCGTCCTCCCACGTCTCACCCAGCACGGTGTTCACGAACGTTTTCAACTGCTCCGCATCGTTCTTCGCATCCAAGAATTCCTCGACCAGATTCGGCCATGTCGCATTCGGGCTGTAGCTATACGCCGCCCAGATGTGAAACGACACATGCTTACCATTACCAGGCGCGGTGGGCCGCCACTCACCGCGTTCAACCATCCATCGTTTCTTTGCTGCTGGGATCCACACGCCGCATCCCTCGCACGCATAGCTCGCCGTATCAGGATCGCTGTCACGCCACTTGATATTTGCCCACTTCAGATACTGCATGTGGCCGCAGTCAGGGCACGGCACGAAATATCGTCGCTGATCGCCCTGCAGGAACATCCGCTCCACACGGCTGAAATCCTTCACCGTTGGCGTTGATCCCGCCACAATCTTGCGATTCCAGTAATACTCCGTTCGGCGAATACCAAGCTTGATCTGGTCGCCTTCAGTTCCTGCAGATGGCGGGTAACCATCAACCTCATCGAATAGAACTACGCGCCTACTAACACGCCGGAAGCCACGAGGACTGTTTGCACCTACCAAGCTCAGGCTGCCGCCAGGGAACTGCTTCTGCAGGATCGTGTTCGCGCCATCTTTTGACTTCGCCTCACTGACCAAACCACGCAAACACGGTGTATCGCGCAACATCGGCGCAATTTCTTCCTTTGAGTACCCTTGCGCGTCCTCAATAGTTGGTTGAACTATCATAAGAGGGCATGGATCTTGATGAATATGATATGCCGCAACATGATTTAAAATTTTAGAATATCCAACACGAGCAGATTTCATCACGGTAATCTGCTCAATCTTCGGATCCGTGATCGCATCCATGATCCCCTTCTGGTAAGGCAGCGTGTGCCACCTGCCACCTTCTGCACTCGACTCTGAACTCAAATACGCATAATTATCCGCCCATTCGCTTAAAGTCATCTTTTTTGGCGGCTTAAACGCCAAAAACGCAGCCTTTTTGAGCTTTTCGCGATTACTCATCATCAACAGCAAGGTCTTCTAATGCTTCACGCACAATATCATCCAGCACGCCAATTGCATCCGTATCCAGATCGGGTATCCGTTGTTTCGCTTTTGTCGGTATACCCAACAGCTTCGTTCTTGCTCTGGTGATAATTTCTACCCACTCGTGTTCTACGTCTTCAGCTTTAACCAGCAGACCTTCTTTCTGTTGCCGTTCAAGCTCAAGCAGCTCCGCTTTCAGGTGCTCGGTTCTGGCGCGGGACTCGTCATAATCAGGGATCGCCTCACTTGTTTTGCTAATCCTCACCTCTTCCTTTGGCTTCATTCGCTCCTCCCGGCTTCGCAGCGGTTTCTTTTCACGACCCTCGCCAGGAGGCTTCGGCCCCATGCCGATTCTGGTCTGCGTATTGCGCGACCATTCCTCACGCATAGTTTCGCTGTTCACCAACGGCTTGCCATCCCGACCAGTAACAACAGAAAGACGACCTGCTTTTACTGCGGCATATACAGCTTCTGGCGTAACACCCATAGCTCGGGCTGCTTCTGCGCGTGTAATTAAAGCCATGTCTTAATTGCGATCAAGTCATCATAGCGCACACGAAATATCTGTGGTATTATGGCCGGTTTCGCAAATTCGGCCCTTGGGGTAACTATGCGTGTAGAC